GTGACATTGCCGCCTCCGCCACCGGTCACAAGATATACTGGACCAGTGCTGGTTCCGCTGTCGGTAACAGCAGGAAAATAAAAAAATTCTAAAACCACTGGAGTTGCCGCCAGATATTGATCTACACTGGTCATTGTGGCGTATACATTGGGTTCCGCTGGATCCTCTAAATTGGCAAAAATGTTATATTGTCGACTTTGAAAACTACTACCATCATTTAAAATAACTGTGCCGTCATCGGTCAAATGATCAGGTGTTGCTATAAATGTATAGGGATTTGGTTCGGTTCTAGCCGGAGTCCCAAATACCTCCAACTTGACTGGTCTACTCACAGTAACCGCATATACTATAGAACTTACGCCGATAGACAAAGTAAAATTTACATTTCCATAGCCTAATAGGTTTACTGTAGTAGTATATTTTCTTCTTCTGATCGTAGTTACCGGAGGAGCCGTAGCCCAAAATGTTTTTTTACTAGGTAAACCTTCAGAAATTATCATCTGTCCAAAACCAGGTGCAGTTTCTGGCAGACTGTATAATTCTACATTATTATTGCCCACAGTTATTAGATTACCAACAAATAATTTATCGGTAATGTTACTAGATCCGGATATAGTCACAAGTGCATTCGCTTCATTGACTTGAACAATATTACTCCAGATTAAATCTAAATTGGCAGTTGAAACTATTATTCTTCCCACCGGCGGCGGAGCATAATCGGGTAATCTATAGATGGCAGTATTTCTGCTACCAACGGTGACTCCGTTACCTGCAAAAACATTGCCAAAGACATCAAGGGATCCAGATATAGTCACAAGTGCATTTGCTTCATTGACTCGAACAATACTACTCCAGATCGAATCTAGATTGGCAGTTGAAACTATTATTCTTCCATCTGAAGGAGGAGCATAATTAGGTAATCTATAAATAGCAGTGTTTCTGCTACCAACGGTGACTCCGTTACCTGCAAAAACATTGCCATAGACATCAAGTGTTGACACCGGAACATCGATGTTTATGCCTATTTTTCGATTGGTTACATCAAAATAAGTTAAATTACCGTCAATTGAAAGATCGTACCCCTGGCGTTCCAGGTTTCTGGTTAGCATCGGACCCGATATTCTGCCAATGGTCATGATTTAGTCTCTTGTTAGTATAAATTCTAGTGTATAAATGATAGCTGCTGATTCACTTTTTGGCTACATCCACTGAAGTATCTAAAACCTGTGCCGTGTACATACCTACTCGATTTGTACGAGCACTGTCTACATACAAAGAAACATCGTAATTTTCATAAGATTCATTGATTCCGTCGCTTGCCACCTTTAAGAAATATGATTGTACCTCAACAAAATCAGGATAATTTATATTGGCCTGTAAAGATCCAGAATTAATTGTATAGCTGACCACATTGCCATTCATGCTGGTAAAATTTCCAAAATCTGCTAGTGTGATACTACCAACATTGGCAGTAATTTCGAGATATAGATTTTGTGGAAAAGATAAATTGGCCTGCTTCCCGGCAGATGTAATTGCAATTTCAAAGCTGAGATAACTGCCTTCCCTAGTAGGAAAAGGAGCAGTATTTGTCAGCGACCAGAAATTGACATTGGCACTGGGCTGTGGTGAAGAATCCGGATACGAATACCAATTTGGGATCTGCTCAACAGGATCTCCAATGATGACTCCATGCAATATAATTATCGAATGTCCATTTGGTGGTGGACTGGTAAATTGTATTTCGTAGCCGTCAACAACATAGGCAATACCGGGATTTTGAAACACATTATATATAAAAACCATGATGAATATTTCGTTCCCGGCTGGGTATGGATATAGCATGGGACCAAAAACATTTGTTTGTCCATCGCCGTAAAAGGTATCTTTAATTGGGTATTCAATTTCCCCGCCGGCGGCCAGTGGTCGCCATTTGTTTTTTGAGTAAAGTTCCGGTCGTCTACGATCCTTATTATATCTGACCAGGCCATCAATTGGATTATCTGGTCCTATAGAGTTACTGCCCATTGGTAATCTTATACTGTAACTACCGGAACGTAACTCTTTATTTTTTAAATATCGACCCACTGTCAGATTCCGATACTAGATACTGTGACCACTACCCTCGTATTAGAACTCATGTTTTCTACTATGTTGGCATACAATTGATCGTTGTTTTCAAACATTAATTTTTCTGAATCTATTACATAAGTATCATAACTGGTTAAGGGTACTCTATAGTATATGGCTGTGTTACTTGAAGCTGTTAGTCCCACTGGCACTGCAAATATATTAAAATGAACAGCAGCATTGCCTGTATTACAGACATACATAGCAGTTACCACAGATGGTCCATTGCTAGTAAAAATATCAGCTGCTATGTTACTAAGTAGTGTACTTTTTATTGCCATGGGTTATCCTATAATAGTAACGAGTAAATTAATGCTTTTCTTTTGGTAATGAGTTCATCGGATTTTTGATTTGAATTGGTTATATATAGTCCACTTTCCCCAGTTCCAGGAGATCTTGCATATAACACAGTATTATTTGGCACATATGGTATTGTACTAGATACATGATTATGACTAATCTGCAATGCAGTATTTCCTTGAACACCATCCCATCCCGGAGTCAATAATATGTTATTAGGATAAATTGATCGTATTTCCCAATTGGTATTTGAGTGTACCATTCCGGTGGTATAAAGGTGGCCGCCCAGATGAGGATCTCCATCATCTTCAACGCGAATCATGATGTTTGCCCAATAAGTACCATCAGAAGTGACTTGCCAACGATCTATTATTTCGGTCCATCTCAGCCCAACAGTGGGCTCCGATCCTCGTTTGACGTAGATTCCTGAATTTAATACTGGTGTACCTTGTGCATTGGCACTAAGAATAATGATATTATCATCAATTAGTGTATCAACGCTTTTGACATTAGAAAAACTACCAAATATCCACAAATTTCCATAGAGAAAAATTTCTCCCTTACCACCGTCGCTGGTAATGGTTACATTACCAGAATAGGTATCAAGATAATAACTGCCGCTGATTCTGTCAGAAGTTGCCATTGGTTTTGCGTTTTAAATATTTATCCTTAAAACACGGGTAAAAAAATAGCACCTTCACAGAAGGTGCCATTGATCCACTTTTGACTGAATTAAGCGACGTTACCTGTGATATCGATATTACCGGCAAATACACTATTTGTTCCAGCTTCTTCAATTTGAACGAAAGTATCACTGGTTGATGTGCTAAAGTTCCAGGGACCTGTGTAAAGAACAGCGCCTGATGAGTCAACCGCTGTAAGTTTTCTAGCAGAAATTTTGATTACATAACCTAATGTACCATCATCTGCTTTTGCCTTAATTGACATTTCACCAGATGCCAGTGAGCCATCGGCTTTGTTAACTAATTTGCAAACAGCGGTGTTACCCGAAGCATCAATACATTTGAATTCTTTAGAACCCCGTTGACTGACTATAGCACCATCTACACTGGCCGAGCCATTGTGAAAACGAACTCGAATGTTGTTATTGGCGTTGGCTCCAAAAAATCTTTTATTAATCGGACGTCCCATTTGTTTTCTCCTTGTTTGGCGTTCCAGGCCTACCGGGTTGGGTTCCCCATAAGTTTCGTGAACATAGTATTTACCATTTTTATTGACTTTGTGCAAGGAATTGGTTGGAATTAGCTGATCAAAAAAATTTAAGCTAAATAATTGATAACCCAATAAGGTATTATCATGAGATCAATCATTTTTGTATCGATAATGTCGTTTGCTCTTTTTGGGTGTGTTACTACCAAAGAGCAAATGTATTACGACACTGTAAAGAGTATCAGCAAAGACACCACTATGAGTCAAACTGCCTGCTGGGCTGCGATTAGTGATATCGCCAAAGGCGGAGATAATTCTACTAAAGTTGGTGCGATTGCTCTGGCAGAAAAATGCAAGAACGAAAATGTTAAGGTCGAAGCACCAAAACGAAATTGGTTGGGTCTTTAATTTTTAACCGATTCAACAAAAAACCGCCCTAAGGCGGTTTTTTGTACTTCCCATCCCGAAAAGAAGTTTTTGATTATTGGAATGATAGATTGCTCATTGTGATTTCTTCTAGATAATCAGCTGCGTTACCCAGTGAGCTGGCTGTGTTAGTCAACTCAACATAACCGTAACGTGTCATAAAGCCAACCACTGGCTCAAATGTCGCTGGATCTAGAACAACACCACTGCTCATTAAAGGAATATATGGGCAATAGAAGGCAGCAGCATCAGCTTCGCTTGTACCTTTATAACCAACTAAAACAGGAGTTGTGTCGCTGGCATAGCTGTCAACATAAACCTTCATGGCACCATTTAGTGTACCAACAAACTTGGTGTTGGTTGGAGCTTCAAAAGTACCTTCTGTTGTGCGAGCAAATGCACTTGTGGTAGCACTCTGTAGCACTGTTAGAGCTGCCGGGCTAACAACTGCCCAATTAGCAGCGCCGCGGCGTGTGCGCTGAGCGATCAAGTTGGCAGCACGGTTGATCTTAACTGCTAGAGCAGCATGTTCGTCACCAACAAAAGTAGCTGTACCAGAAACCAAACTTTGGTCATAACCACTTAGTGTGGCAGGAGCCAGACTGCGTAGACTACCTAGAATTTCTTGATCAATTTCAACTGTGATTTCCTGTGCCAGAGCAGCCATGATTTCTGCTTCCACGTCAAGACCATGCATGGCTTGTGCATCCTGAGCAGCTTCGAATGTCCAACGTGCACTTAGTTTACGAGTTTTAGCTTCAACAACTTGCTTCAAAATTTGAACATTGATCTTACGTCCCGGTACACCTTCTAGTGCTGCTGTGCTATCAGCTTTACCGGTTGCCAAGCTACCAGAGTAGGCTGTGGCAATCTTGAATGGGCTAAGAGCTTCATCACCAGCTGTGGTGTTTGTGTTAAACGGAGAAGCAGCAGTTGCGGTTGCTGTCTCAGCATAACGAACACGTAACGTATGAATTTGAGCGACTGGACCAGTCATAGGTTGTACACCAACAATTTCATTAGCGATAACTGTTGGCATAACACGACGGATCACTGGTAGAATCACACGATTGAGAGTGCTAATATTTCCGGCCTGGGTAGAACCAGTGCTGGCTGCTTCAACTAAGTTTTTACGAGTATTTTCAAGAATAATACTCATTGTGGTACGGCGTGAGCCTTGTAAGCCTTCTAACAGGGCATCTTTAGTTTCGCCCCAACGGCTTTCTAATAGTTCTTGTGTCATTTATCTTTCCTTTAGGTTAAACTATTATTTCAACCCTGCTAGTTTTTTAAGCTCAACAACATTGGTTTCTTTACCAATGTCTTGAGCTTGTTTAATAGCAGTTTTATCTCCGGTCACTTCAACGCGGCTTTCATTGAGAACAGCAGGAGCTTTTTCTTTAGAAGTTGCAGTAAGTACAGCCGGGAGATACTTTTCGAATGCAGATTTCAATTTTTCTGTCTGCACACTTTCTAGAAGTTCACGCATGACCGCTTGCTTCTCTTTAACTAGAGTGCCAAGTAATTCGTCAACTACAACCCGACGATTTTGACTCTCCTTGATCACGCGGATCTCGCGTTCTTTGGACTCAACAATTTTCTGTGCATCCAATTTGGCCGATGTTGCTTCGGCCAGTTGCTCAGTTTGTTGTTCGATAACTTTTCTTAGCTTTTGTATTTCTCGATTTTCGTTAAGATGAGTTAACGAAAATTCGCCTGCAAAAGCTTCAAAGATACGACGTCCAAACATGTTCTCACGAGCACTTTGGATGTCTTCTTTTAATTGGTTCAATTCAGCACCTAATTTTTGGCTAACCGATTCTTTTACAAGTTTCGCGCTGTTTTTAATAAAACGTTTTTGTAGTTCAGCCAACTTGGTTTTGGCCTCTGCTATTAAACGTACTTTAGTTTCAACAACTGCCTGCTTATCTTGACTAAATTCGCGTATTTCTTCGGCTAATGCACGGATAATAAATTTCTCTAATCGTGCATAGTTTTCTTTTTGAATCTTACGATCGATATGTAACTCTTTGACTTCGTCAACTAGTTTATTAACCATAAAATTGTCAAAACGACTAGCTGTTTCCATCATATGATTTTTAATACGCACACGATCTTCGAGCATGGCCTGCTTCTCACCTACAAATTCTTCAATTTCTTTGGTAAGACTGTCGGTAACCATCTTGTCTAGGGCTTCTACCATTACCTGCTTGTCGTGCTCGTAGCGGCCAGCCATTTCTTCACGAATTTCAGAACGTATCTGTTCACGTGCTTCGTTTAACTTGGTTTCCCAGGCTTCATTAATAGCTGCGCGAGTATCCTCGTTTATAATACCGCTGTCTAGCAATGGTTTTAAAGCGTCAAACATTGCGGTTTCTCCTTAGATTTTAAGGTCTTTGATAAGACGAACCACTTCGTCTTTCAAATACTTTTGCACTTTTTGATTTTGACTAACTTCGCTGGATATGTCCAGCGCTCTATGACCATATTTCATGTTCATAAGTCCTTCGTAGATAGCCTTAGGGTAGGCGTGCGGTGCGCTAGGCTGAGCCACAACGTCTACAGTAACGATTTCAAATTCACTGACGTGCCCAGTGGATTCGCTGACATTGCCACTTCCGCGGCTCGAAACACCCAACTTAACCCCACTTTCCAACATGGTCTTAACCAGTTGTCCCATGGGGGTTGGCAAAATTTTTAATTTTCCGTGACCAGCTGGGCCATCCATCCACATCTGTTCAATCATATGGCTGACACGATCTAAATTAATTTTTAAATCGTCAGGATGATCCACTTCACCTAAAACACTATATCCACCTTTGATTTGCTCATTGATATGTTCTACTGCTCTGGTAATTTCGTTAACAGGATAGATACGCTGATTGGCATTTTTTACCCCGCCTTCAATGAATATACCCTTCATGTAGAGGTCTTTGCCTGTGCCGTCGGCACGGCTCACAGACTCAACCTGCATTTTAGCATGATCAAAGGTTAGATGTTCTTTTAGGTAAGTCATTATAATTGTTTATTTGGCCACAGGACTATATTTCTGTACTGGTACACTGCCGTCTGTGGTACTGCCTTCGGCTGGCTTAGCACCAGCTTTGGTAGCATATCCTTTGGTCTTAGCACCAGGAACATTTTCAAAACTACCAGCATGAGGCAAATTACCTTTACCTTTGCTGTACTGATTATTTGGATGCGGAACCGGTTTACCATCAGCGGCCTGTTCTGCACCACCTTTAGCAATATTAGCGGCACTTCCGCCCATGTCATTTTTACCAGCCACTGTGCTCTTGGCGTTTGCAGGAGCAGAATGACTTGCACCTGTGCCTACAGTGTGACCTTCGGCATTGGCAGGAGCAGCAACTTTATCTACATACTCACGCACCATGCTAGGATCAACACTTTCTTCTTTGGGCATTTCCAGATCGGCATGCTCAGGCTCATTCATTTCGTCGCTCATTAATGCGTCGAATTCGGCTTTAAGCTCATCTAACGCAGCTTCTAGATCCATAACACGATCTTCTAAACCGCCTTCTTCTTCATTGCCACCCATGTCAGCATCCATGTCATCCATGTCATCCATGTCATCCATGTCAGCATCCATGTCAGCATCCATGTCAGCATCCATGTCCACGTCGCCCATGTCGTCTTCTGCCATGCCTTCTTGATCAGCATCAACTTCGTCAACAAGATCTTCGACTTGTTGTTCGTCTTCTAAGTTCTCTTCGTCAATGAGATTCTCATAAATCTCACGACTTTTCTCAACAACAATTTGATGGAAAAGCTCACGAGCCTTATCTTCTTGCTCATTGATAATTAATTCAATTAGCTGTTCATACTTGTTCATTCTAGGGACTCCTATAAAATTTAAGTATTCTATCTATAAAGTATTTACATAATATTGTAATATTATGTGTTATATAATGGTTTTTTGAAGGATTTTGATTAAAAACCAGATGCTGCGGCAACTGCTGCTGGCGGTTTGTATTGTTTTGATATGTTTTGAACTTTTTTTTGTTTCTCGAACTTTCTAACATCGCTCATTATTCTCAATCTTTTGATATGAGCCAGAGTTAATCGAGTTTTACGTACATCACTTAATTTTCGTACAGAATTATCGTCTTTTTCTGTACGAAAACCCGGAAAATCATTTTCAAATAAGTCAGCAATAAGCATAACAATTATTTAGCAAATGCCGATTAGATTGTCGGCGTTGGTGTGATTCCGGGTGTAGCACCTGCAGCTCCACCCAAGGGAGAAGCAGTGGCCACAGGCGGTGAAGATCCCACTGAGGGCACTGGCGCTCCTCCTGGAATTGTAGAAGTGGCGCCTGCTAAATTTTCTGCTGTTTCTAATTCAGATGCAATGACTCCGGGGGTGATACCCACGTTACGTAATCCAATATCTGATTTATCTGAATCAGGAATTTCATTTTGTTCCTCGAGCCACATGTCTTCATTTTCTTTCATTTCTGATTCGCTCAATCCAAGATAGCGTTTCATTAAAAATCTTTTACTTAAATATGGCACTGGTTCTAAACTGGTAAAAGTTTGAATTCTACTGGCGTCAATCTCAACTTGTCGATACTGTGCAAAATTCTGAGGTTCATTGAGTTGTAGTTCAAATAACTGACTATCTATGTTAAATCCTCGCCAGCGTAAAAACATCTTAAACTCTTTGTCAAGATTAGATGTGATCATATTTTGCAGTCTGACACAGTATCTGTTAAAACGCCATTCCTGTATTAGAGCGGTGCCCACACGACCATCAGTGACGGCCATAGTTCCGTCATCTGTACCGGTGGGCAAGTAGCTGCTAGGAATCCGCAGGCCACGGAATAATTTGTTGGTAAAAAAACGCAAATCTGTAATTTCACCAAGATTTTGTCCGCCTGCCAATGTTTCTACACTACTACCGCGCCCATCCGCTGTTTGTGGGAAGAAAAAATCTTCATTGGTACTTAACGGATTATAGGTAGCATCCATCATGCTGGTTCCGCCGCCCGTTTGTGTAGGAATACGCCGTTGGCTGACTTCGTTTTTGATTCTATCAACCAATGCCATGGCCAAATGTGTTGGCATATTGCCCACATCAATTTTGAAAATTCTACGTTCCGGTGCCCGCTGTACACGATAGATAATGATGGCATCTTCTAGTAGTTCTTTTTGTTTGAATACCTTAAAAATATTTTCAAGCACACTGTTGCCAAAGGGCCAAAATATATCTAATCCTTCTGTTAGACTAAGATGTAAAATATGCTTGGCATCAACGGCCATCTCATTTTGGGCGTGAGTGAAACGACTTCCGCCAGTGAACGGAGCATTGGGTTGTATGTAACTACCTTGCGGTCCTCCAACTTGGGGATGATTAATATAGGTGTCTGTGGTGCTTACTGCCGTGATTGTAAGATTTTGTAAATTTGGCTGTATTTCTTTTAATACATACTGTTCGGGTTCTTTGCCGCTGGATTCGTTGACAATGATTTTTGTAACCTTACTCATTTCAACCCAATAAAGTTGAAATGTTTCAGGATCTCTTACAAAAACTTGATCACCGTATTTTAATGTATTGCGTACCAGTTTAAAAATTCTCTTTTTAAAATCGTTTATTGTTATCCATTGTTGCAACTGTTCTTTGATAATTTCTATTTCGGTGTCGGTGGGTTCGTTTTTATAATTTATATTAAAAGGTAATCCAGTCACTGTATTGGGCTGACTACTAAATTCTGCTAGAATATCTAGAGCAGCATTGACTTCAGAATCCATGTCCATTTGTTCGTATTGATTGTATCTGTCAATACGATTAGGGTGTCCTGTGTAAATCTCTGGCAAACTACTCTGATAATTTCTGTATGATGGTGTGCCGGCATCTGTTTGTGCATTGCCCAATGGGCTGAGCATAGTTGGATTTACCGATTTAAAATATTTTTTCCAAGACATTATTTATTCTTACTTAGTTTATATATTTATAGTTAATAGGAGTTGTTTAACATTTGTTGATTTATACTACGTAAATCGCGCATGATTTCACTCACAGAGCTATTATCTTCAATGGCCTTCTTGGCCAACATGGTCTGCTCTTTCATAATTTCAACCGCATAGTTATTGTCTTCGATGACTTTTTTAGTCAGCATAGATTGTTCTTTCATGATTTCTTTGAGATCATTCAGCAAAGAATCGGTTTTGACAGTTGATTGCATTTGAGAATTTGGCAGGACTTCCCCAGACATACTGGGTTTAAATAATTCTGGGCCTTTTTCTCCTACTAGATAGGTGCGTCCTGGATTGACAGGGCCTCCCAATGCACGAGCGCCTCCGAATATAGATTCGGCGATTGCTTCGCCTAGAAGTCCGCCACCAATGGCGCCCACTGTTGTTCCAGCGAATGGGATTATAGACCCCAGAAGACCCCCGGCCACTCTACCTAACATGCCGCCGACCAATCTTCCACCCAATGCCCCCAGTGTCGACCCTGCTGTAAAAGCACCTAATCGTCCCACAGTTTCTCCGGTACTGGCAGCAGTATCTGTCTTTGTTTTACCAAAAGGAATGTCTTTTAACATTTGGTCAACGGTACTGAGTATGGCCACTGTGACTTCGCTATATTTTGCCATCAGAGGCAACAGTTTTTCCTGTAAACTAATTCTTAAACTTTGAGCAGCTTTCTCAGCAGCTACATAACTGTTTGTCAAGGGATCCAGGGCTTGACCGGCATTTTTTAAATCTTCCATTCCTTGTGCAACGGCTCCTTTGGTTTGTCTCGCGGCCTGATCCAATAATTCAATTCCGCCTCTGGCCACGCCCTGCAATACCTGACTGCCGGCCTGAGCAGCTTGACCAAGTTCTCGTGATCTAATTACACTATTTTTGATAACAGTGTTGTACTCGGCATTTATGGCAGCAGTTCGTTCAGCAGTAAGTTCGCCAGTTTCAAATAGTCTGTATATGGCTTCACCTTTTTCTCTAGCACCGGAAAATTGGGTTTCATAGATAGCTGCATCCTTGTCCCTGACTACGCCGTTGAATATGACTCTTTCCCTTAGTGCTTTTTGTTCCATCTGAGTCATTGTGGCCATTGCTGTATTAATTTCGTTCTGCATCTTCGTTGGCATCGTGGCCAGACGTTGCTGAAAGCCCAATATATTGTTCTGCTCACGCACCTGTGCTACTTTAGCTTTGGCATCTTGCCCAGTTAGATTGGCAATCAATCTAAGATTTTCTGCATAACGTTCTGTCTGCTGAGCCACCTGTCGATCAGTCGCTGTGGCGCCGAGACGTCGCATATCGGCACTGACCTGCGCTATCAGTTCGGCCTGTTCCTCAAACCCAAATCCCAATTTGAGTAGTTTATCAGTGACACCACTATTGGCCAATACTCGATTTACACGCCCAATCATTCTAGCGCCTTCGCTGATCCCCATGCCCGACTGTGCAATAGCGTCCGAACTATTTCTCAAAACTGAACTAAACTGTTCTATCGTTAGTCCTGCTGTCAGTGCA